TGTTATCTTACTACCAGTTTTGTATATATTGTATCCTGTTACATTTCCACTTGGAGCTGTCCAGTTTAATGTAACTCCGGTTGTAGTAATATTAGATGCTACTAAATTTATTGGAGGATTTGGGGCAAATTGGATAGGTAATGAATTAGAAAAATATGTTTCGTTAGATACTTTATTATAATATGCTGTTACTGCGTAATAATAATTACCTTGACCTTGTAGGGATGATGATTCGATATTAAAAGTGTTATTCTGAATACTAGAAATATATTCTTCATTTTCAAGTTTTTGAGAACTGTTCAAAGAACGAGATCTATAAATATTATACCCACTAACATTATTTTGCAGATCCCAAGTTATAGTTGTATAATAGGGAGTAGATGTCATGATTCTTAAACTTGTTATAGGAACAATAGTAGATATACTTAAATCAATATTTCGTATCGCAATGCCGTCAGAAACAACAACTAAAGAATTATTATTTTGATTGTATACTATATCCTTTACGTCCGAAAATGAAGATGTTTCAACCATACCATCTTTCGTTCCAGTGGTACCATTTCCTGCTACAATGGTTACAGTTGGACTAGCAGATTTTGTTATTTTAAGAATATACTTTCTACCATAATCAAACACGTAAAGATTTCCATCTAAATCAGAATCCATTGCAGATATACCGCCAAATTCGAAAGTAGAGGCATCATAAGAAGTATTATAAGTTATAGGATTATTTGTAAAAATCAAACTAGCTTTTCCAGCATATCTACTTATAGTTTGTGCTGCTAAATCAATTTTAAATATTAAATATGCCTCAACACTGGTATGATGTGTCCACCTCAGTTCGCGGCTATTATATGTAAAGTAAAGTATATTATTATCGCTTTTATCTAGGGTAAAAGACCATAGACCTTCTAAAAAAATATTGGAAAATGGACCAGTTAAAGTTACTCCCAGTGGCTCGTCTCGTTCGGGATAAATATTTCTTAAACCAAATAAAATAACAGGATCGGCTCCAAGAATATTTGTTCTAATTAATCCACCCCGAAGTATCTCACCACCCATTACTGGCATGTAAATTGTACCATCATTAAGTATAATCATTCGACCACTTTGACCTAATAAGGTGATTAAATAATTTGAATATTTAAATCTACGTACTATATTATTTTGTTTTGTTGCAATATTATAAGATCTAAGACATATTGGGAAATATACTAGACCATCATAATTATGCAGTTGATTATATTGTGATTTCACATAAGAAAAACTAAATTCATACTTTTTGCCTTCATGATTATTCGCTACACAAACATCATTTACATAAATGTTTATATTGGCTTCAACACCGACTTCGTAACTGCCTATAAATCGTAAAATCTCTCTACCATTATAAGAAGTATTTGTGAAATAATCAGAAGGAGCAGTAATACGTATATTGATGTCAGAAACAGATCTTCTTATATCTTTAAGTAATAAAGTAGTTCCTGTATATGTCATAATATAACTATTTTGTATGGAATAGTTGATTGTATCAAAAACGTCTTCTATACGATCAAATGATGAATAGTATAAAACATTATTATGAATAGCGCATTGCGGTGACATAAGCGATTGAAATGGTGCTTGTATAATTGATGGAAATCTATACAAAGTACCTGGGTTTGAAACTTTATCGGGAAAATTTAAATTCCTAATCGCGTATTGATAGTTATAATATACTTTTCCTCCCCCTGATGGACGGCTTTCAACTGCATTTATATCAATTGTATAATAACCATTTTTATTATCAATTGCTATTGATTTTACATTTCCAAGACTATTAGAACCATAATTATCAAAAAAAGGATAACTCATAAAAGTCCCATTTCCAGAAGCTGTACTAACAGCTCCTCTTACCTGAATATTTGGATTTGTTATTGTTGCCAATCCTAAACTTCCTGCTCCTAAAAAGGTTACTTGTTTAGTAGGTGATGTTCCAAGATTTATGATAGATCCGGCAGATATAGTGGTTGTTATCCCAACGACATCTTGTTTAAGACTATAAACACCTGTAACAGGATCCCGACTTGTTTGATATGTTGTATTACCAATCGTAACTGGATAGTTTTCTGGAAATAAAACACCAGAACCGTCAGGTAAGGATTTAAAAACATCCACATCTATAACTTCTTTTCCTGATACAGTAGTACTAGTTAAAGCATAAATTTTGTCTGGTAATGGTCCTGAAATAACTAACCCATAATGATCAATTAGTACTTGATTTTTTATAGGTAAAATACTAGATAATGATGATCCACTTAATGCTTTCTCAAAATCCTTAAAAAATTTGATAGTAACAGGAGAATTAAGAGGTAAACTCGTAACTCCGTTCAATAAATTATTTATCGTCTTAACTATTCTTACAGCATCACTTAATGGCATATTATATAAATCCAGACCTCTTTGAAAGAGACCTAACATAATTGTATCAAAGCCTAAACTTTTGTTTTCTATTTGTTGAAATCCTCCATTATTTTTAGTGTTAATTGTATCACGAATAGCCTGACGTTTTTTTAATTTAATTATATCCGAGCAGTCGCCAGATTTATTTCCTTTCGGAAACAGATTAAATTGAGAGCTCATTTTTATTAATTATATACAATTTAAATAGTCATTTTTTCAATTTTATAATTACGTGATTTATATAAAGATAATCTTGATTGAAATTGTCTACGAAAAGCCGGATCAACAATATCTATGATTAAAGGATCAACTTCTCTTCCTTTTTTATCAACTCTAAGAATTCTTCCAACAATTTGATCGACATCAGGTCTTGGTGTTGCAATAAGTAGAGTGTTTAGTGTAGATACATCAAATCCTTCTTTACACATAGAATATGTTGCAATTAGAATCTTTTTTGTTGAACACCATTCAGTTCTTTGAACTGCTTTAACATCACGACCTAACACACAAGCAGTTTCTTTCAATTCAGGTGGTAACATATCATATAAAACTTTTGTATGATCTACACGATCGGATAAAACAAGAACTTGCCGTTCTTTTTCATCAAATAAATCAACCAATAAATCAACTAGTAATTTATTACGTGGTTCATAATCTACAACTTTATTAATCATCAGAGATGTAAACATAACTCCTGATGAATTATAAATAATATCATTATATACGTCATCCTTAGGTTCAAAATCATAAACTTCAACTCGAACTTTTTCATCAACTTTATCTGATGTATCTGATTTGTATAAAAGAGGACCAAGAAACCAATTAATAACATGCATTAATTTATCTTTGCGTTCAGGTGTGGCAGATAATCCAAGCATATGTTTTGAAGTTAATTTTGGTATTGCTTTTGAAAATGCTTCGGAAGCAATATGATGACATTCATCTACAATTAAAAGTCCCATATTTTTAAATAAATCTGAGTCATATTCTTTCATTGAAACACTTTGTAACATAGCTACAACCAAATCTTTATTTTCTATATCAATTTTATCACCTTGTACAGAACCAATTCTTGCTTTTGGAAGAAAAGCTTTTATTCTATCTATCCATTGATCTCTTAGAAATGTATTATGTACGAGTATAATTGTCGGAAATCTAAGTCTAGATGCAATATATAATGCGCATACTGTTTTACCACCCCCAGTCTGGAGTGATAGAATTCCGTCACGTGGTTGAGGAGTTAGAAAAGAGTTCACAACATCTTCCTGAACTGGTCTCAAAGAACCAGAAAACTCCCAGTATTTCTGATCAGTTGTTTCTACATCACGTGTGGAAGACTTATGAGGACCGTATGTTTCAATCCCATAGTGTTTTGGAACGTATATGTCCTGATCTGTTTCAACATAAACAGGATATTTCGCAACATATTGAGGCTTCACAAACACAGAAGGAATATAAGGTTTTACAGTAAGCAACCCTCTTACAGTTTGTAAATTTGAAATATCCTTTTTAGAAATTTTATATCCTTGTAAAGTTAACATTATTCTACTAAAAACTAGAATACTTTTATTCCGTTTTATATTGGTTGACAACAAGACCATTTACTAAAATCTGACCACTTGGATACTATTTTATTAAATGCTGCTTTGGGGTCAGAAGTTGTATTATCTGGTGGAATAGTAACAAAATATGATCCGGAAGAACCATCTTCTACCCATTCATAATAATCCCCCAACATTATATTTCCAGAAGAACCTGGCAGAGAGGATACACAACCTTTATTAGCTTGTGGTTTCATTTCCCATAAAAATTTTCCGGATAATCCAACTAAAATCATAAAAGATTTATTTGTATTATAAAGTTTTCCATCTGAACATTTTTCTAAAAATAAAAAATTAACAGATTTCATATCTTTTGGAATATCTCCGTTCGTAAAATACTCTTTACTTGAAAAGTTAATCAATAAGAGAAATCCCACAAATAAAAATAATAAATACATATATTTCATTCTTAACTATACATAAAGAATAAATGTATACACCTGCCTTTGTAGAATTTCTAGGAACGTCTCTTTTAATCGGAGCAGTTTCGTTTACAGAAACACCTCTTCTTATTGTATCTGCGTTTGCTATTGCAATTGCGTTTGGTGGTAAGATTTCAGGAGGACATTTTAATCCTGCTATAACTGCTTGGGCGTTATTAACAGGAAAGATTGGTAAATCTAAAGCTTTATCTTATATAATCGCCCAATTAAGTGCTGCTATGTTTATATGGGTTATGGGATCTATGGTAAAAGTCTAAAAATGGATTTATTATTATCAAAAATATAAATATCACACGTATCAAATGGAAGAAGAAGATATACATCCAATCTCTGGGCTTACAGCTCAACAACGATATGAAAATTACAAGCTTTTGTTAGACACAGATACATTCTTTAAAATAAAGGGAAATATAACACCTGAGTGGATAGAGATACATAAACAGCATATTCTGAAATATAGAACTTGGTATTCAGACTATTCTAAAATAGATGAAAATATTATAGAACCAGAATTTCGAAAAATTTGTAAAGAAATTGAGACTTTGATTTCATATTTAGTTCATCAAATAAATACTACAAATACGTTTCAACCAGAATTTTATAGAATTCTAAATGAACATCTTAAAAGTATGTGTCAATCTCAATTTGGAGATGAAGATTTGGAAGATATTATGGCGAATATGAACCTCAGTTAAAACTTAAACATAAAAAAATAATGTAAATAATAAAGATGAATAAGGTTTTTGATTATAATGGAACAAATGTTTCACCTTCAAAACCTGTAAAACAGTTAAAAACTGTGAAAAAAACACTCGTAGTTGATTCTAGTGATCGTGATACTACAAAATTTTATACGAATGGTGATTTTGTAGTTTATTTACCTCGCACGTATGAAAATGTAGTTTCTTTACGATTAGTCGCAGGAGAGTTTCCCCCCTTAGTTATTGCTAGTGGGGCTGGTGCTCAGAAACGCCTTTACTCAACTGGTCAAAATATTAATTCTGGAGTACCTTGGACTGATTCTAAAGTTGTAGGAGCAGATAATTCTTACTATTTTTTAATTGATTTAGAAGGTCTAAATAAAACAGATGAATGTACTGTCTCGGCAAACAGATCTGCATATCCAGACGGATTTTTTGCAAAAATTCCTGTTTTAATTAACGGATCATTTATTGAATATAACGATAGTTCCGCCCAAGAAAATAAGGCAACTTATAAACCTTCTATTGGAAAGCTAGATAGATTACATATTCGAACTCGTCTACATTCACAACAAGGAAATCAAGGATTTATTTATTGGACTAGTGATGGTGCTATACCTGGAACAACAACGGATAACCAAAAAAAGGCAGAGTTTTCTTTAACTTTTGAAATTGAAATGCTAGATAATTCTTTTGATGATTTTTCGTCTTATGAGACTTTTGTAAGCGATCGTAAATAATTTAGTTATTATGAACTAGATTCTGTATCTCGTCAAATTCTCCTGATTGTTTCTTCACAAACACTTTCCAACCAAGTGGAAGTTCTGAGACTTTAAAGTACATTCCGTTCATAAACTTTTCAGGTTCAGGAACATTCAGAAATACTCGTGATGGTTCGGATTCGCTCAGTCCAAAGAACTTATAATCCATAAATCTTGATACAAGAATTGTTCCGTCGCTTCTTTGAACAAGACATTTCCTTCCATGAAGAGGTAACTGTTTAAAAGGTTCGGGAAGGTTCATCTGTGTAAGAATATCTCCAAACTCATCTTCACTTGGAAGAGACTTCATCTCTGGAATATCCACATCTTGAAAATTCCCAGGATCCAATGGAATGAGAGAAGGCATATCAGTATCCTCCTCAGTATCCTCCTCGGTATCCTCCTCAGTATCCTCCTCAGTATCCTCCTCGGGATTCATAGTTTCGTATCTATCTGTACGTAGAGGTGGGATAACATACTTATAATTAAGTTCTTCTAGAAGTCTACACAAAGTTACATAGTTGGGCTTTATACCCTTATGAATCCTGTTTGAACCGTAAAGCACATCAGTGTAAGATGCTTTGAGCGAATACAACCAATCCTCAAAGGTGTCATAGTGCTTGTTGACGATGTAGTCGTAAAACTTACGATCGTGAATAATACAATGTCTAATCATACCAGTCCTCTTTGCATTCCTCCATTTCTTGTAAGTATCGTATTCCAACTCTCTCGCCAGAAAGAAGTATGAATCGTGTGATCCAAATGTGTTCTTACAACCCATATCTGTTAATGATATTCCAAAGTTGCGAAATTTATCGTTCCACTTGCTTAATAATAATTGATTGATTTGTGACATTTTTGATTGCGGATATGGTAGGTCTCATTTGAAACCTAAGAATCCGTTTTTAATGAAGAGTTTTACCTAATGAAACAAATGTATCAAATGTAAAAAGAAACACGACACCTGTGAAAATATATAACATCATATCTTGTGAAGAAGGTTGTTCGTATCCTGTTTTATTCTGTTGTATCATGTGAAGAATCTGATTTAATTTTATTTCGTATGCTGCGTCTTGAAAAGAAGGAGGAGCATAAGGAAAATCAGTTCCTCCATTTGAAGGAACAAGTGGAGTTTTATAAGACGAATAATTTGTCATTTTTTCGACTCTTTCAACTTTTGCTGGACCATAATTTGATTCAGCTTGTTCATCATCTTCAACAATAGGTAATGAATTTGATAAATCGTCTATTGTTTTTCGGTGTTTTGTTAAAGCTGCATGAGTTCGATGTTGTGGAGTAGGATATACCCTTCCTTCTCTTTCAGCATCACGAGGTTCTTCTTTTTGTCCATATTTTGAAGCCATAGTCAATCCTTTTTTTGGAAAGGATGATCCCCATACTTCTTCAATACTAGCCATTTCCACTTGTTGAAAAGCACATACAAAAATATTAACATTCGTTTCAAATAAATGAGACTACAACCTTTTGAACTCGGACTAACAGTTTTAGTTATTGGATATATAGCTTTCTATACAAATCCTCCTCCTCGTCACATAGCTGATTTTGTGTCTTCTCCTGTCGGAAGTATTCTTACCCTTCTTGGAGTTTTGTATGTTACCACATATCAAAGTATTGTAGTAGGAGTATTCCTTGCTCTTGCTTATATCATGACTGTTAAGAGATTAACCGAGTATTTAGATGAGAAAGAACAAACGCCATCAAAAATGCCAGATATTAAAGAATTGGCAAGTATGATTAAGAGTGCGGAAAGCATGACAAAACTATCCGAACCTGTAAAAGGAGATACACGACTTGATTCAGTTTCACAAAAGAAAGGTACGCCTCTTCCTGAATTACCAGTAACAACTTCTGTTCCTAAACCAGATTCTGGAAAAGTAGAAGAACATTTTGCTTCATTCTAAATAAGATGATTAGTTATATTAATTCTATAGGAACGTCTCCTTTTTTTATTGGAATTATGATGTTGTTGCTAAATATTGGTAGTCGATTTATTACACACGAATTAAGTTCGGATGATAAAGAATACAGTCAAAATATTTTTCTAAGAAGATTGACTGTTTTTGCGGTATGTTTTGTAGGTACTCGTGATATAGTCGTTTCTATTATTTTAACTGCTGCTTTTGTGGTTTTGGCAGGTGGTATTTTTCGAGGAAAAGGGCCTTTTTCAAAAGAAGGTATGACAAATCCTGATTTAGCTATGCGAGCCGCAGCAGGATTATCTGGACAAGTTGATTCGCCAGGATATGATAAAGAACAAAAACCTTTATCTAAATAATGAAGTGCCCTTATAAATTTATATTCGGTAAACCAAAAACAGGATTTCATTCAACTCGTGTTTTTGGATTTGCGTTAGGAGATACAATCGGAACTATTTTACTTGGTATTCTTTTTTCTTATTTATTTCAAGTTTCTTTACTCTATTCTATTCTTGGAATGTTCGTAGTAGGAGAAATATTACATTATTTGTTTGGCGTTCAAACTGCGTTTTTAGATAGGCTTGGAATTAAAGCGTGTGAATAAATAATGGGAGGTTGTTCTTCTAAAGATATGGCTATATGCTTGGTTGTTTTTAATCCTGCTAAAACAAAAAAAATAATCGCGAACTATTTTGCTATGATAAAAGAATTAAAAGATTATCCTGTATTTACTTTAGAATTAGTTTATGAAGGAAGAAAACCAGAAATTCCTGGAGCATTTCATATTTTTGGAAATTCGATAATGTTTAGCAAGGAAAATTTATATAGAATACTTGAAACAAAAATTCCTTCTAAATATACGAAATTAGCTTTCTTAGATACAGATATTCTATTTTCAGATTCTTCTTGGTATTCTAAAGGATCAAAACTTTTAGATACACATGATGTCGTACAACTTTTTGATAAATGTCATTGGTTAGATTCAGAAAACAAAGAAATAACTCTTACTCGTAAAAGTGTTCTTTATATGACAGAACCTGAATATATGTGGACATATCATCCAGGATTCGCTTGGGCTATGCGAAGAGAATGGTATAATAAAATTGGATTTTTTGATTGGGCTGTTTCAGGAAGCGGAGATACTTTATCTGTAATGGGTTGGTTGAAAAAGAAATTTCCTAAACATTTCAAATCTTGTCCTAAAAGTATTAAAAATGAATTTGCGTATTTTTACTCTAAACCTTCTCCGCGTATAACTTTTTTAAAGGATATAGACGTAAAACATTTATATCATGGTTCGCGCACGAACAGACAATATGTGTCTAGACACGAACTATTAGATATTTCAGAAGACATTACTACATTAATAAACGTCAACACAGACGGTCTTTACGAATGGGTTGAAATTTTTAAATGGAATTCTTTATTTTTAAATTATTTTAAAAATCGTAATGACGATGATGTTTTAGAGTTTGATAGTGACACTGTTCTTACCAGTTGATCCACCTTTCTTTGAAGATGTTGGTAATGATGGTGTCATTTTAACGCTTTTCGTTTCAATTCCAGCATTGACCGATTTTAGTAAATCATCAATATTGGGAGGAGGTCTTAGTTCACGATGTTCTTGGACTGACGCAATTTGTGGTTGGGGATTGGGCTTTTTCATCATTTTATTTAATGCTGCTGTCATTGGCTTTTGAGTTTGTTGAGGTGGTGGAGGAACCATTCCACTCATGAAATTAGAAAGACCTTCCAAAGGATTAGAAGGTGGTGGAGGAGGAGGTGGGGATGGGTAAGATCTTACATTATTATTAGATTGTTGTTGCATAGCCGCAGTAGCTAATTGTCTAGCAATATCCGGATTTGTCTTTAAAATCTGATCCATATTTGGAATTGGAGATTTCATGGCCATTTGATTTGTTAAATGAACCATATAGACCATCATACATGTACGAATAGGAATACGAACTAATGGATGCATCTTCAATTTATCGCCATACAAATCATAAAGTTCTTCAAAATCTTCTTCCATATCCACTACATTCATTTGTGCGGATTCAGAAAGTCCGTCCAATTTTAATCCAAATGCTTGAACAAATGGAACATTTTTAGAACTCCATTCCATAGCTGACATACCTGTAATATACCAATCACAGAACTGTTTTATTGTTTGGTCCATGTCCTTTTCACGACGAATGAATTCAAGTTCCATCTTCATTTCTTCCAAAGGTGATTCCAAAGTGAAACGTTTACGCATAGGAACACCAAGTTTATTTAGTCTCTCAAATTTCCTCAACATTTCGTATTTTTCACGCATCGTATGTTCTTCAGACATTCTACGTGGAGGAGGCATAAACGTATCAGCGTTCATATTTTTGAAACCATCATTTGTTTCTAAAACTCCAACATCTGAAAAAGAAGGAACTAGTTTAGGAGCTTCTTCAAAAGAAGGTAAATCATTAAAAGTTAAAGTCGGAAGTTCCACAGTATCTAAGCTCGGTAAATTAATATCCGTAACTTTCGGATTTGTTAAAAAATCGACTCCTAACACATCACTCATTTGTTTGAATGAACGATAGCGTTATGAAAACTTAAACGCAGAATAAGAAAACGAATTTCAACATGACTAAAAAATAGAATGTTCAAGATGTTAAACATACCAAATCTTTCAAAAGATATTCAAGTTGATTCGCCTTTTCAGTTTCCATTGGATCCGTTTCAAAAATATGCAATTCAAGCAATTACAAATGATGAAAATGTCCTGGTGACTGCTAAAACTGGTTCAGGAAAAACATTAGTTGGTGAATTTCAAATTCATCATTCTCTTAAAAAAGGTAAAAGAGTATTTTATACAACTCCAATTAAATCTTTAAGTAATCAAAAATTCCAAGATCTAAAAAAGTTATTTCCAAGTGTTGGAATTATGACAGGAGATATTAAATTTATGCCACAAGCTGATATTGTTATCATGACTACCGAAATTCTACGAAACCTTTTATTTAAACAAGGAACTTCGACTGAAAATATAGGTATTACTGCTAATCTTTCTTTAGATAATTTAGATGCTGTTATATTTGATGAAGTTCATTATATCAATGATCAAGATCGTGGAAAAGTATGGGAAGAATGTTTGACTTTACTTTCTCCAAACATAAATCTTGTTTTGTTATCCGCAACAATTGATAAACCTGAAAAGTTTGCTGGATGGTTAGGTGATCTAAAACAAAAACCTATTCATCTTATTTCTACTGAATATCGTATTGTTCCTTTAAGCCATCAACTTCCAGATAAAACTGTGGTTATGGATTCAAAAGATACATTTAACCAAAAGAATTATACAAATTGGTATAACAAATTCTTTGATTTACAAAACGAAGAACGAAAGCATAAAGAACGCGTACAAGCTCGTGAAGAAGGTCAAATTATAAAAAAAGGAGAACACACTACAAGTTTTCTACATCGTATGAATACTCTAATTTCCGAAATAGAACAACCTGCTATGTTCTTTGTATTTTCTCGAAAATTATGTGTTGACTTTGCTAAAAAGGTAAGTCATACATTAATAGATTCTTCGGATACTGCATCTGTTCGACATATCGTAAAATTTCATCTTCATAGATATCCTGAACTTGAAAAAATGGCTCAGTATCATGAATTATTCGAACTTTTACAAAAAGGTATTGCGTATCATCATAGCGGTGTTCTTCCTATTTTAAAAGAAATTGTAGAAATTCTATTTTCTCGTGGATTTGTTAAAGTTTTATTTGCTACTGAGACATTTGCAGTTGGAATTAATATGCCTACAAAAACTGTTGTTTTCACATCCTATCGAAAATACGACAGTTCTTCGGATAGACATCGTATGTTAACAACTTCTGAATATATTCAAATGGCTGGAAGAGCAGGACGTAGAGGAAAAGATGATAAAGGTATTGTCATATATCTTCCTATACGAGATCCTGAACCTCCTGCGGAAGTTAAAAATATGATGACTGGTAAAAAAGCAGAATTAAATTCAAAGATGAAATTTGATTATTCTTATATTTTATCATCTCTTCAATCTGGAAAAGATATTCAAAGAGATACATATTGGGCTTCTGAACGAAACGAACAATTGAAAGAATTAGAAGATGAACTCCTCGAAAAAACAAAACAAATTATGGACGTTTCTTCTCTTGAAGATTGTAGAAAACGTGAAGAACTAGAACTAAAAATAAAACAAACTGTAAATGCAGAAAGACGATCTGTACAATCTGAATTAGGAAAATGGCAAAATACTCATATGGGTCCTAAATGGGAATTAGCATGGAAATCTTATAAATCTCAAAAATCATTATTACAAGATATAGATTCTTTAAAAAACTTAATAGAAAAAACAAAAGATTTTCAATTCATGATTGATAATAATAAATACGTTCTAGAACAATTTGGATATCTTAATGGCGAACTTACTTTAAAAGGAGTTCTTGCTTCTGAAATTCATGAAGGACATCCTTTATTAATGTCTTATGCTTATGACGAAAAACTTTTACATAATAAAACTGCACACGAAACTGTTTTGTGTCTATCAACATTCTTAGAAGATGTTAAGACAGAAGAAACGTATACTAAAACAGAATTTCATAATCAAATGCTAGCCGAAGCAGAACGTATTAAAAAGATTGAATATATATCCTCCGAACCAACATTTTGGGAACTTACATCTTATTGGCATGAAATTGTAGAGCAGTGGATGAATGGAAATGATTATGTTTGTGAATTATTTGGCGTTGAACATGGTAATTTCGTTAAAGCTATTCTAAAACTATCAAATATAGTTGATGAATGGATAAATCTAGCTACTATTTCTAAAGATGTTGAAATCATCGAAAAAATGAAAGATGTTCGAAATTTATTAGTTAGATCGTTTGTTGTTCCAAACAGTCTGTATCTTCAAATCTAAACACTAATCTACGTTTCCATGTTGAATTATTCATATTTACAGAATATACTATTTTTCCTTTATTTCCTGGAATTGAATTGTTTTCACATGTAATAATTCTTTTCCATTCGGGTATCCATATACGATGATCATTCAAAACAATTCCGTTTATATTTCTTGAAGGTTCTAAAACTTTACGAAGAAAGAATATTTCTCTTTCATATTTTTTTGAACATTTTTCTCGTTTATTTATTTCATCAATTGAACATTCAAATGGAATTTCATTACACAAAACCATTTGATTTATAATATCAACAAATCTACGAATAGGAGATGTGGCATGACAATATTTTTGGTTCGTTCCATAATGATTTGCGTTTTCTGATGGAGGAACATACGAAGCTGATTTATTAGCTAATTCAACTCCAAACGATTTATAAAGTTCAAGTTTTTCAATATCAGGTGGTGATTGAGATCTTAGAAACCCTTGATTTTTTTTCATTAATATTTTTGCTGTTTCTGTATTATAGAAAATCATAAGTTGTTCAATCCATTCATGTGAATCATTTAATTGTTTTTTTGCAAGATAAGATGATATATTCATTAAAAGATTCGAATATTTTGAAGAATGTATATTTTCATACGAGAAAGATTCTGTATTTATAAATGATATTCTTTCAAATGATATTTCTGTTATTTCTTTATCCCACTTAAATTTTAGAGCCACACCTCTTCGTAATTTTCCAGGAAATAAAGATATTTCTTCTTGAAATGGTAAGAGTGGAGCAATAACTTGTCCGTCTTTGTATAATGTTTGACCTATTTTAGAAGCTATTTCAAAATGTCTTTTATTTTCTGAAACCCATGAACATACATCCGCAATAACTATATATATGTACCCATTCTCGCCTATAAGTACAACATCATCTATATCTTGACATCCTGCTGGATCTACATTAAACGCATATCCTGTAATAAACGGATATTCCTGAGTAGGTATTTTAAATGGTTCCTTAAATTTCTTCCAAGGTCTTATTGAATATTGAAATAACAATGCGGTTTCTTCGGCAATTTGATCACCACAATTTCCAATAATTTCTGTTAGATTTCCTTTTGTTAATTTTTCCGTCCATTGTTCTACTGTAATTAAAGCAAGAACATTGGATGTTGTATCTTTTCTTGAACATCCTACAATACACAATCCTAATGATGTATCCAAAGGTCTAAACAAATAACTTGGAACATTTCTTGAACTCATACCATACTTTGTTTTTGAATTTAATTCTAATACACCAGGAATCATTCTGTGTATTCACAAATACAGATTATTGTTTTCCATTTTCCACATACCATAATCCTTGTAAAAAACAATCTGCTAAATCATCTTTTTTAGGATGTTTTAACATATAATCTTTCCACTTTAAAGGAACTAATGCCGAAGCATGAATAATTCCTGTTTTTTTACGACCACTATATGTTTTTGTAGAATCTTCTAATGTTACAATATTTGTTAGTTTATGAACTGCAGAAACGGCTTTTACTTTATAACCTTGACATATAAACCACATATGCATCATTGATTGAACCGCCATCATTCTTTTATCAGGTTGTTGTTCAAAGATTATCATATTCGAGTTCTTCCATAGAGTGTCTCGGGATTTTAATGATGAGGCGATCAGGGGCGCTAGGTCTACTACTGAACCAGCTTTGCACGATCTTACACATCTCTTCCAAGCGTTTGCTGAAAAATGTGAATAAAGATTGTCCACGTATTCCTTTTTTGTATTTTTTTCTATGGATACCGAATTCCCTAATATCTGTAGTTCCTGTAGACTCATCTTGGTTAGAAGTGTCTTCGTATAACTCTTCTCCTTCGTCTTGTGTTTCGTGCAAGAGTGGACATCCTTTTTCTTCCATGTTGAAACAGATTTACATTTGTAACATGGAATAATTCCTGATTCCTCCGCCATAACATCAATTAAATTCCATTCTTTAATTTTTATATTTGTCCTTGAAGTTCCTTCTAAAATACAAAAAGCTAGATTTCTTAATCCAACATCAAAAGAAACAAGCTTCATTTGTAGTATGTAAGAATCTAATGTGAAGGTAAAATAAGAATGGCAGAAAATGATATTGCTGGATTTATGGCAGCAATTAAAATGGGTGAAACACAGTTAGTAGGTCAATTATTATCCCAAACACCGGAACTTGCAAATTCTAAATTACATGAAACAACAGCACTTATGTTAGCAAGTGGAGAAGGTCGTCTTGGAATAGTTAAATTATTAATTCAAAAAGGTGCGAATGTGAATGCTTCTACAGTTGATAATGGAGATACTGCTTTGATGGAAGCAAGTCGAAAAGGTCGTCTAGAAGTAGTCCGCGAATTGTGTGATCGTGGAGCGAATGTGAATGCTAAGACTGTTAATGGTTTCACTTCCCTAATGTTCGCAAGCCGAAAAGGTTATTTACAAGTAGTCCGTGAATTGTGTGAGCGTGGGGCTAATGTCAATGCTAAGACAAATACCGGGTTTACTGCTATGTTGTTTGCGAAAAAAAACGGTGATGATGAAATAATCCATGAGTTGTTTAAGTATGCAGCCATTAAGATTTCCCCTACAACGGATAATCGTAATACTTCTATAACTGGTGCGAGACGTAAAACACTTCGTAAACTTAAAAAGAGAACTAAGAGGAAGCTTTCAAAAGCTGTAACAAAACGCTCTTAGAATCTCTTTTTCCGTAAGGAATTCCCTTCTTGGATAGAAGTTCTCGAAGTTGAGGAGCAGTTTTTTCATCAAGGTCATCCACATCAACCTCTGTAACAGTAGGTGTTTTGCTTGGCGGACCTTCCACAACTTCAACTTTTTCTTCAACTTCAACAGATAGTCTATCGTCCTCTTCTTCTACATGTTCAGGCTCAGGTTCAGGTTGAGGTTCGTGTCTTTGACTTTCAACAAAAGAAGCAAGAGCCATAGCTAAAGATTGAAGATGTTGAAGCATACGAGTTTGTTGCCAATACAAATATCCTACAATTCCAGCCAACACAAATATCATCGAGGCCAAAACAACGATAGTTACATATGTAAGTTCCATTTTAGTATTTTATACGGAAGAAACCTTCTTTCTTTAAACGTAAAGAAATGCCCGGCTCCGATTCATCCCAATATACTGCGTTTAAAAGATATTCATCTGCTTTAGTTAACCCCAGAGTAGATAATAAATCAATTTCACATTTATATACTTTTAATCCAAATGCTGCTGCTACTTTGGCACCATCCAAGTTTTTATCGTCATTAACAGACAAAAATAAGGATGTGTTACCATATATTCGTGTTTTTAGGAAATCCAAGTAAACCAAGCAATCTATCATGTCGCTAAAACTCTTCAGTAAACTTTATAGTCATTTCTTCTTCGGAAAATCCAACACCAGGTTTTGAATATTCAGATACTTTCTTTTCAAAGAAATTAGTTTTACCTTCCAAAGAAATCAATTCCATAAAATCAAATGGGTTTATAGAATTGTATATCTTTTTTTGTCCTAATTGAACAGCTAAACGATCTGCTACAAATTGTATATATAAAGTCATATCTCTTGCGTTCATTCCAATTAATGAACAAGACAAAGATTCACATATAAAATCAGTTTCAATCTCTACTGCTTCTTTTATAATATTTGTTATTTCTTCATTTGTTAGTTTTTGTTGAAGTTTATGGTATAAAGTTACTGCGAATTCAGTGTGTAATCCTTCATCTCTTGAAATTAATTCATTTGAAAATGTAAGTCCTGGCAATAATCCACGTTTCTTTAACCAATAAATCGCACAAAATGAACCACTAAAGAATATTCCTTCTACACACGCAAATCCCACTAAACGAGTTGCATAAGAATCTGTAGATTCAATAAATTTCAAAGCCCATTCTGCTTTTTTTGCTATACAAGGAATTAAATCTATCGCTCGAAATAGTTTATGTTTTTCATCGGAATTACGAACGTATTGATCAATAAGTAAAGAATATGTTTCGGAATGGATACCTTCCATAGCATTTTGAATTCCGTAAAATAATCGAGCAACAGGAGATTGAATATCTTTTTGAAATCGCGTAGCTAAATTTTCTTGGACAATTCCATCAGATCCTGCAAAGAAAGCCAATACTTGTTTAATAAAGAATTGTTCGGATTCATTTAATTTATTCCAATCATCACGGTCTTTTGAGAAATCAATTTCTTCAACAGTCCAGAAAGATGCGACTGCTTTTTTGTAAAGTTTATACAAATCCTGCTCTGTATCTGAAATTGGGAACAAAGTATAACGTTCTCCAAGACTTGTGTTAGTTGAATCAAACAAAGGCTCCATATTTATTGAGTGTGAAAAGGAATTAAACATTCTATACTAACAATAAATAAATGGCTGGAACTGGTCCATTTTCAAACACAAATACGCGTAATCTTTTAGACCATGTATTTGTTCCAAGTATAGTTGGACCTTATACAACAACAATAACTTCAATTACAGTTGTAGGTATTCCTCCTATTAATCCTACTACAAAAATTGTTACAGCAACTGTAACTTCAACTACAGGATTTAAAGTTGGAGATTCTTTTACAATAACTGGCATTGATCCATTAAATGGACTTGTAAATAATGGAACGTTTAATATCGGGGGTGTTATTAATCCGAATAAAATAGTATTTAGTAATATTAATGCGATAGCATCTCCAACTTTGAATCTTACAGCAACAATAAATGTTCCATATACAACGGCCGTAGATATGATTAATTTGCGTAATGTTTATACTGATCTAATTAATTTGAACGATGTTCAATTAACCAATACTATACCTTCTAGGATGGTGGCTACGTATGATGGAGCGAATATCATTACAAGCACTGATTATGGAAAAACATGGTCAATATTAAACACAGGTGGAACATTTACACTAACTACATGTACAGGTATTGGATGGAATGGTAAGATATTTGTAGCTGTTGGAACTGGAGCTAATACAATACTAACAAGTCCAGATGGAATAACATGGACTCCTGCATCTAATGGTTTTACAGGAGGCGTTGCTCCTAAGGGTTGGGATGTTATATGGACCGGTAGAGTATGGGTCGCTGTTGGAGCTGGAACTAATATAATATTAAGAAGTTTAGATGGAATATCATGGGCTCCTCCTACTACCTCACCAGCTATATCAGCTCTTTATGGAATTAGTTATTCAAGAGGAAGATTAGTTGCTATAGGCGCAACTGGCATTGGAGGATCTATATGCTATAGCGACGATGATGGAAAAACCTGGACGGTTTCTGGAGCTAATTTTACATACGCCGGATATGGTTTAGTAAGTAATGGAAATATATGGGTAGCTGTTGGTCAAGCATCTGGTGCTGGTAATGAGACGAATACTATAATGTATAGTACAGATAATGCCTTAACCTGGAGTCTTGGAACTGGTACAAGATTCTATGGAGAAGGAACAAATGTGTATTATCATAATGGAACATTTGTTGCGGTTGGACAAGATAATACAAGTAGGACAATTTTATGGAGCTCGAATGGAATAAATTGGAATCTCGCAACAGGACCTCTTTTTAATGATTATGGCGATACAATCTTATGGAATGGAAAAAGATGGGTTTCTACTGGAAATAATCTAGTTGGTCCAGCTTCTATCCTAATAAGTGATGATGGTAAAACATGGACTGCTTCAGCTGGTGAAAAAATACCTCGGAGTGGTGTTGGAAATAGTTTTAGTCTAGGATCCAATAATGTATGGGAAACTTTACCAACTTCTTTAAATGATATTATTTCTAGATTTGCTAATAAATTGACTAACTTATCTGGACAACTTAACTAAATCTTTACTACAATTTTATGTATACTTAATGCGGATACACCTGAAGCTTCTGAAACAGGTTTCATAGATGCTTTTGTTTTAAATCCCATTATATAAGCTACAACTCCTGCTACAATTGTTTTAGGTGTATGTTCAAAATCATCTTCTGATTTTTGAGAAATTTCGTATAATAAATCCATGATTTTTTGACGTTGTTCATCGTTCAAATTTAGAGTAGCGCATAATCTTTCGGCTATACCTATTTGTGTTTGTAAAACTGTATTATCTGTTGAGGAGAAGTATGTTATAGCTTTACAAAGTGAACGAATATTAATTAACATTATTTTTGCGATTTCTTCATGACTTCTTGGTGCTCCATTATTTCGACAAGCGACAAATATTGCGGCTCCCATCATTGCTCTACGCGTTTCTCCTCTTACTTTTTGAGCGTCTTCTAATTGTTTATATAATCCACATGCATCCATAATTATTGCTTTTGGGAGACCTGCGTGTGAACATGATAATTGTATTGCGTCAAATATACCCATCCATGATCTTTGAGAATTTGATGATAAAGACCATGATGATAGTTTTTGTAAACATTTCATTTTTTCAGATTGATTGGCTTTGTGTAAAATTATTGAACCATAAGATGATTCAGGCAATAAATCAGAAGTTACAAATCCAGTTCTACATTTATCATCTCCTTTTGAATCTTCGTAATTACGCCATTCAGCAGTTTCATCTATAACCTTTTCAATAATTGTTCCACATGTTGTACAGACTTTCTCACCTTCATCAATTATTAGAGTATGTTGACACTCCATTTGATGTTTCTTTTAATTGAATTTAGTTTTGTCCGTTTTACGCGGTTTATAAGATAAAGTTAAATCTACAATAGATCCATATTGTGGAAAAATAGTATTAAAATATGGTCCAAGTATTTTATGAAATAAATATTTAAGTTTCTCTGTTAAATCATCCATAAATACAAAAATAGCAAACAAGAAAAACATACCCGAAATATAATTATCAACTAATGAATCTAATTCTTTTCGAACAGGAAGAAAAGGCGGTAAATAATCAGTAAGCTGTGAACTCCAAAACGCAATTGTAGCTAAGATAGATATTTCAATACCAACATCTGTTAATTGAAATACAGTACTTCTATTTCTCCAATGTTCATCAAATTCGTCAAATAAATGATACATCATGTAAGAAAGAGCAGCTCCAAACAATGTATAAAATAATGCTAAAATAATAATATTTGAACTCATAAAACTTTTTTCAATAACATTTGTTGAACGTACCATTGTTTTAATAACTAGTTTTCATTTGGATCTCTTGCCATAAATGCGATCGTTGAAGGATCGTAAACCTGAGGGCGATAATTTGTAGCAAGAATAGGTTTCCCTATATCTCTTGTCTTAACAGGTTTTATCCATGAAATCATTAGATATTTTGTTTCAACGATCCATACCCAATATCCAGCAGACGAATACTCTTTAACTAAAAACTCCAAAGCTTCACTTAATTTAAAAAGCGGATATCCAAATACATATGTTGGAACTTCATAAATTATATAAGGTGCATTTGAATTATGAATAGCTTGTTGACGTATTTTAGCTTGAATTTGTGTCATAACAGGAACCATTGCTGCCATTCTATTCAAACGGCGTTGTTCTTGTTCATTCCATATTTCTCTTGCTTTCAGCATGCTTACTTATAAGTATAATAATGTTTCCGTTTAAAAAAATTATTTTAGGTGGTGGAGCAGCAAAAGGTATTTTACATTTTGGTGCTTTACAGGAACTTTCTAAACACCAAGAACTTTATTTTCCAGGTGGAGTTTATGGAACTTCTATTGGATCTATGGTAGCAAGCTTAGTTGCCTTTCAAATTCCGTTTAATGATGACCTTATAAATGCATTCAAAAAACATCTTGCGTCTATTGATACATTTTGTCCTCCGTTAACATTTAAAGATGTAATAACAATCATACCTGAAAAGGGTATTTACAGTATGGATTTATTTGAAAAACAAGTTTGTAATGTATGTGACGATATTGGATTTAATATTCGTGATGCAAAAATACGTCATGCTCGTATGCCTTTATATATAGTAGCATCAAATATAACGAAAGGTATACCCACCTATTTTACAGGAGATGTTCCTTTATTAGAAGCTATTAAATGTTCATCGTGTATTTTGGGTGTATTTAAACCACAAGAACTTTACGGACAACTTTATGTAGATGGTGATATATTCACACCTTGTTTTGGAAGAGGATACGAGGATGCACTCCAAATTTCCTTAAAAACTCATAGAATAGAAAAAATAACACCTGAGACAATTGAATCTGTATCTCCTTTGAAATTTTTTCGACAAATTTTTAATAATTCGGTGATGAATTTTATTGAAAATCAAAAGACGGATAATACATTAGAACTTATATATCCAGGATTATATTCTGAAACAAATTTGAACGATTTAGATATTCAAGATATTAATAAATTTTCATCTGATTCAATGAGACGGTTTCTCATCTCCAAGGGCTTTCTTGAGGAATTCGCGTAAATTTGGAACAGTTGGTTTTCCTAACATTTCATATACCTTTTTATCTGTTATGACTTTAAATGTTGGATAAGCATTAATTTTATATAAAGCGGCTTTTCCCTTATTTGTTTCAGCATTAATATCTTCAAAAGATATGGTCTTTCCTCCATATGTAAGATTATCATTCTTAATAACCTGTTTCAAAGATTTCCATGGTTCTTGTGCTGTTTTACAATGAGGACACCAAGATGTATAAAAAAACATTAAAGTTGCTTGCGTATCATCCAATCTTGAATCAATAGGTGGTTCTTGTTCTATTAATCTTGCCCCTGGTGGAGTTCCTGTAATAGCATAATAAATACCAATAAAACTAACAACAACAATAAGTGAAATAATTATTTCAGTTATCATCTTTACGAAACGATGGATATAAAATCTTGGCGTCTTTTCTTTGTTTTTCAAAATAAGTTCGATATGCTTTATCAGGACTCATTCCATCACGTATTTGTATCCAAGAAATTTGATTTGTTTGACGTTCAGGTTCATAAGGTTTTGCGTGAATATTAAACCATTTTCCTTTATGTCTCAACATTTAATACTATAATTCAGGTAACAACTAAACCGTTAAAAACGGAAAACATTTTTTAAAGGTAAGAGAGATCGAAAATGAAGAATCAATTTATCAAGACACTCAAAAATATCATTACAAGTGAAAACCTAACTTGTAAAATCAAATCAATTGGTAATGATATGTGGAGATTAAAGATTTATACTCCATATGGAAATATACCCGCAAAAATTGAAATAACAATTGATAATTTTGATAATATAGGCGATAGAGGAGTACGCGGTTGCGTATTCTACTACGGCGATGTTTCTAGAAATCAAATTTCGAATGTTATGGATTCAATTATGGAAAGGGTTTAAGGAAATCCTACAAGGTGGGCACCGATACCGAACCCAGCACCTTGTCTTGCAGATGAACCAACAGAAGGAGCGTATACATCAAGAATGGCGAACGTTGCGAGTGCGACCATGGCAATCATTCCAACTTGGGAGAGTGGCAAGGACTTTCCTCCCATAAATTTAGGAAGCCAAAAGGCCGCAATTGCTACTACAAGACCTTCGAGGGCATACTTTACAGCACGACTTACAAGATCCGACATATCTACACCAGGGGGTGAAGGAGTTTTTGTTTCAGGCATTTTTATACAATTGTTCAGATAAAAATAATGAAACACATAAGATATAAATTTCAAATCGATGACGATGTTAAAAAAGAACATCGTATTGGAAATATTCGATCTATTCAAATTGGGTTAGATATTAGAGAGTATTTAAGTGATCCAACTGGATGGAAAAAATACGGATACTTTTTTGAAGATGTATTGGAGCGCGAGAGTGTTTTAATACGATTATCAAGTCCAGCTACAATTCGAAAAATATGTGGAGATGGTAATTTATCATGTGCTGAATTAGGTGGCCGTAATATGTATTTAAATTCTAAACGATGGTTTGAAGGTTCAAAAAAAAGTGGCTTAAATTTATTAGATTATCGACAATATATGGTAACGCATGAAATTGGGCATATATTAGGACATGGTCATAAACAATGTCCATGTAAAGGTTGTCCTGCTCCTCTTATGTTACAACAAACTCTGGGGTTGAAAGGGTGTAGGCCAAATACTAATCTCTAACAAATATAAATAAAATGGTTTGTCGTAAATCTTTAAATGATGTTGGAGTTGCGGTATTTGTTTTGACAATTATCATGTTTTCGTTTGGCACAACATTTTATGGTTTATTTCGTTACATTTATGATTTAGAAGATGATGCTTATTTATCTCGCGATCATCTAATTTTAGCAGGTAATGTTCTTCAAGTAGCTGCTATTGGTGGAACTATGGTCATTCTTTCAAATCTTCCACCTGGCCCTCTTCAATTAGGGATTACGTTGACCATGTTTTTACTACTTATTTTGGTTTTGTATTTAACAAATTTTGATCCAAGTAATAAAGGATCTGCTTGGTCAGCCTTAGTATTTTTGATTATTGATGTATACGTAAAAATAACAGCTGTATTTATGGGGTTTGGTGTATGTTCTGTTGATGAAGTTCCAGGAGCTATTACGCAAATGGGAGGTACATTATTAAAATATTTCGGAGGTCGGCGTTAAAGAATGGGACTTTCACGTATTGGACAATACATAAATAAATGCCTCGCGAAGAATTGCCTAAAGTTGAAGACGGAGAAATTGTGGATTATTTGGATGAAGATCCTGAAATCCCTACACAGAGATACGCCATCATTTCTTTCATTTCTCCTGAAAAGGTTATTAAACAAAAGAATGAGTTTTACACGGAGAGATTTATTGAGTGGCTTGATTATGATTGGAAGGTGAAGGGAATGGAACATTTTATGGCATTTCTTTCAAAGAAATATTCTTTGAAGATTGATGATCTTATGGGAGATATGCAAGAATTTGCCAAAGTTCATAATGAAGAAGTACGAAGCACTGATGTTCAGGAGAAATGGCAGATCTTTCTCTTGAAGAAGGAGAAGGATTTGGAGACCGAATATACCGAGAAAGTCAATTTCCGAACAAATGTTCGTGGTGTAAAGGTTCGTCGTATTTTTAGTTCTTTGGAGGAAACTCAGCAATATTCTAAGGTTCTTCAACGCAAGTATCCTCGTGATAATTTGTACATTGGAAAAGTTGGATGTTGGTTGCCATGGGATCCATCTGAACATTTGATGCCTGATGTAGAATATTCAACCAAAGAACTAAATGAGATGATGAGAAAGTATAAGGAGAATGAAGTGAATCGCGATATCTTTTTTGAGGAGGAGAAGGCGGAGAAAATCAAGGCTCAGAAAGAAGAGAATGCGCGTCGTAAACAACAAATAGAAGATCAAAAGAAGGATACAGGTCTTCTAGAAATTGCGGATATCGAACAGCAATTTAATACTCCTCTTCACCCATCCGAAGGAGCGATTCGTGATGAGTAAATTTTCTTTACTGAGTTAAATTAATAATGAGTTCATTAATTGATCCTGAATCTTCCGGATCTTGGGATATGGGGTCTTTAAGAGATGCGTTACCGAAACAAAAACCAACTCCACCACCTTTACCTCCTCGTAATCCATCTTCTCGTTCTACGAAAGGTATTCCTGCTAAAAAACTTTCGGATGAACAAGAATTACTTAAAAAATTATCATCAAAACCAAAAACAAGAAGTGTCGTAGATGATATGCTTAGAAATCCTGGAAAATACAAGAAAAAGGTAGATGAGGCACTTGATCTTATTAAAAAACATGAGGTTGAAAGATCTGATGATGAATTGTTAGAAATGTTGGGTAAAATGAAACTTGGTGGTAGACGAAAGACTCTTCGGAAAAAACATAAACATCATAAAAAAACTAAGAGGTCTTCTTATTAATCTTCACCCATGGATCAGAAGCTTTACGGTGAATTTTATCGGGCGAATATTCATCAGCAAGTAATATTGCACTTGTAAAAGGTTTATTATCTTGCCATAACGATTCATCGCATAATTTAAAAGGCGGATGTTCTTGTGCCTTATACCAAAATACTTGATCTTCTAATTTATTTGATTGGATACCATTACAGACGACTAGACATTCATAGTTCTCTGTGCATTGATCCATAAACTGACAAAACATTTGAAATGTAGGAAACATTCCAGCATAGTTATCATAAATACGTTTACGATTTCCAATAACGTTCTCTCTTAAAATAAATACAAAATCTATATTTGTTCTTAAATTTGGAGGAACTCCTAAAGGATATTGCATAGTAATCATAGTTGTTAAATCTATATGACGACCGTTCATAAATACATACCGTGTAGATTCCTCATTCATCCATGTCTTATCATATAAACAATCATCTAAAATAAGGAACGCTCTTGGATCTATACTTGAATTACCACTAGATCTTAATGAAGTATTGTGTGCTTGTTTTACAGACATTTGACGTTTTATAGCACTAGCTACAATTGAAGAATTATATTTATCATGAATTAATTTAGAAGGAACAATATCTTGGAAAAAAGGACTAGCGACTTCTGAACCTGATATAACAGTTCCGACAGGAAAACAATCACGAGTTGAAGCAAGGATATCGCGAATAAGAAATGATTTACCTGTATCACGTTTTCCTATAAAAACTATTACGGGAGCTTTTTTAGAATCGAGAGCACATTTATCTCGAATCATATCGATAGAAAATTTTTTAATGTTAAAGTTCATCTTAACTTAATGCGTGAATATTTTTATTATGAATTAACATGTTTCATATAATATGCTAAAACGAAAACATAGTTCAAATAGTGAATTAAGAAGTTCGTCTTTACCTTTATCCATTCATAGATATACATATCCAAATCTAAAAAGTTCTATTAGACAACATTGGGGATTTGAGAATATTCAGCCATATTTTCCACCAATTGAAAAACTTTTTAAAACATCTGAATTAGAAAGAGTTACAGATTATGGTATTTCTCTTGATGAAGAAATCGTAGAAGTTTTAAACGAAACGCAAATTAAAACATTAAAAGGCACATCCGAAATCCATAAAAAAGTTACCATGCTTTTAAATCCATTTAAGTGGATGAGAGGAAGATACGGACAGACAATAGATCTTCCAACTTCATCTGAACAAGCTTCGGCATATTTTACAAAAATCCAAAATCATAATAATGCTTCATATTTAGGTGCTCTTATATCTTCTGTTCTTTCTCAAACAGAATGTGTACATTTTCCTAAAACATATGGTGTTTTTGTAGGAACTTCATCTGAACATACTATCGATATTTCAGATGATTATGAAGAATTATCAAATAGTAATTGGTTTACTCAAAATATTGGAAAGACATTTGAACTTAAACTATCTCCAAAAATTCAAAATTCGGATGAATTTAATTATACAAGATCTACAAGACCATCTCTTCAACTTGGCGAAACAATAGAATTGGATGAATGTATGGAAGAAGTTGGGGCTATATCCGTAGAAGATGTTACTATGTCTGAAATAACAAACGTATTTAAAGATGATTCTTGTAAGAATAATGATGATGAATCAGATAGTTCTTCTGTTTCAACTTCTTATATTTTTGGTGTTCATTCATGTGATTGTGAAGAAGAAGAGGGTGAAGAGGAATCAGAAGAATCAGAAGAAGAGGATGAATCATTTGCGTGGGCCACGTTTAAAAACGTTCCTGTTCAAATCACTATTATGGAAAAATGCAAGGGAACTATTTTTGAATTAATGATGATGAATTTTGATACAGAAAAACATACCGCATGGATAACTCAGCTTATGTTTGCTCTTGCGTTCGCACAAAGAACAATTGGATTAACTCATAATGATCTCCATGCAAATAATGTGATGTATGTAGAAACAGATAAAGAGTTTTTGTATTATAATTCAACAGGAGTCTTATATAAAGTTCCTACATTTGGATACATAATTAAATTGATAGATTTTGAAAGGGGTGTTTTTTCATTAAAACTTGCAGGAATGAAAGAACCTAAACTATTTATAAGTGACCATTTTGAACTTCATGAAGAAGCAGGTGGACAATACAACTGTGGAGATTTATATAATCCAAAATATCCCGAAATAAAACCAAACGCTTCGTTTGATTTGTGTAGATTTGCTACTTCTATATTTTGGGATTTATTTCCTGAAGGTCCTTCTCATTCAGAGTATAAAGAAGATATAGTTTTCAAGTTATTTATGAAATGGTTAAGTATTGATGATAAGAGTATTTTATTTTCACAGAAAGATGAACATCATGATAGATTTCACGGATTTCATTTATATAAGGCAATAGCAAGATATTGTAAAGATAATGCTATTCCAAGAAAAGAAATCTTATCTGTAAAAAGTTTATACGAAACTTTCGATGTTCCTGAGGAAACTTCTGTCTTACTTATAGATTGATTTTATAGTTTGAATAAAAATACCCAAAATATAAAATTTGAAATTTATATTTTAAAACGTAGGAACTCCAACAAACATATCAGATTCTAATGCTTTTGGAACTACTTCCTTCACAACTTCTGTGGCTTGTTGTATAACTTCTGGTGTTGTTGAAAAAACAACACCTGCTGTTAAAAGTCCACTAAACAATGATAATTTCCCAGCACTTTCCCATGATATAGGTTCGCTCTTCGCTCTTCTATCAAGGGCGTAAATTATGAAAGATACTAAGGCAACAGATAAAGCAGCAATTACAATCATCATTTTTGTTTCATGATTAATTATTTCTTTATTCGTTTAGAACGAGGGACCCTGAGATTTTAGATTCCAAATTATTCATTATATCTTCTTCGACTTCTTGTTCAGATGGTTTTTCAGGAACATATTCTTCAACATCGATTACAGCTGTTTCATCTGTAATAACTATTTTAGGAGGAGTTTCTTCTTCATCCGAATCTTCTTCGTCTGAATCTTCACCAAATGTCACAGATTTCTTATCTTCTTGTTGTTGAGGTTGAGGAAGAGTTTCTCTTTGAGATTGGGGTAATGCAAAATATTTCTTTGTAATAGTTTCCCAAGGAAGAAAGCTGCTAATAACTTGTTCTAAGCATCCTGATATAACACTCATTATTTCTTGGCGATTTCTTGCTTGTTCTTCTGAACTTCCTGTTGTTTTAAAAAGATAAGCTGTTTGCCATAATTTTCTGGCTGAATGTTTATACAATTCATGAATAAATTTAGATGTTGTAGGAGGATCAAAATCTATTTGTATTTCTACAGAATTACTATAATGCAATGACGCAAATGATTTCATATACGAAATAAAAACACCCATTAATAAATCTTCAAAATAATTACATTTTGTTGCTTTTTGAATTCTGTCTAGTTCTGTGGTAAGTGTTAATTCGGACCATTCTGGGATTTTTGTTAGCATATTTTGAAAAGTTCTTAAAACTTGGTCTAATTGTTGATTTCTTTCACATAATTCTTTTGATGAATCATATATACTCCAAAATCCCTGTGAAATGATAGGAATTAATAAAGAACGTAAATGATCGCGTAAATGAGCTTTTGCCACTTCGGTATCGGACATTTGTTAATAATTGTGTTGTTTAAAATATATCGAAAAACGCATACGAATCCTGAAAAACGGATTCGAGAAAATTAAGAAAGATGTATTCTACCAATCAAAGTATTCAAAATGTCAACTCAAGTTTTACAAGCAATCGCAAAGAAGTTCAATTTTAATTTGGAGGAGGAGATCGCACTGATGAGCAATAGTGTGAACGTAGAGACAATAGTCACTGAGAAACCTGTAAAGGAGAAGAAACCTAAGAAGGAGAAAGAGCCTAAGGAAGAGAAACCTAAGGAAGAGAAACCTAAGGAAGAGAAACCTAAGGAAGAGAAACCTAAGGAAGAGAAACCTAAGGAAGAGAAACGTATTAAGCGTTTCACTTTAACTAAGGAGCTTACAGCTTGCCTAAATAAGGTAGGTGTTGAATGCACCAACAAACACAAAGACGAATTTAAGAACTATATTGAGAAGTTACCTGAGAAGGAATATCGTGAGAATAGCATTGCATTTCATATGGATGTATTTGCGACCAAATGTGCTCCTAAGACTGAAAAGGATGTAGCTCCCGAAATAGTCAAGCTTGATGCTGATGAACTAGTAAAGCTTAACCTAGTTTCTCCAAATTCGGGAGGCACAACGGAAAAAGATGTCGGACCATTCTGGGATAATGAGAATGGTAGATTTGTAGAAGGTCTACCAGAGGATACCGATGATGATTTCGAATCTTACCCTACGCCTTGGCTTCTGAATGACAGGGAGTATGTTGTTGGAGTCAAGACTCGTCGTGTTTACCTAGTTAAATCAGAAGGCGATGTATTCGCAGGATGGGCTGGTGTAGGTATGTTCAAAAAGATATAAAAAGAAAAGAGACTGAATAAAAGTCCACTTTTTACATTAAAATTACATCATCTTCCCAATAACTAATTATACAATTCGGAAACGAATACGTAAAAAACGCGTAAACACCAGCACATTCAAATAAAACTCGTGGAACATATATTTCTTTCAATTCAGGAACAATGAGAGCATCTATATGTAAACCATCTGGATTCTTATTTTTGCTTATTTCATACCATACATGGTCAAAAGTATACTCCTTATAATCTATCTTTTTAAGTTCACTAAATAAATTTTCATTAATTCGTGTGTGAATTCTATCTGTAATATCGGTTCTATAATAAGCCATATTACAAATTTGCGTCCAAATTTCTTGCCAGTATTGTTTATCCATTAAATAATTTATGATGACTGTATCTAAACCTAATTAGGTAGATAATGCTGTGAAATCGCTAGAATAAAATGGTCGAGCAAACATTATTATCAATGGAAGTCCCCAAAATCCAAAATAAGGAATAATAGCACTAATAAGTCCCAATACCCATCCATTTTCTCCAAGTATTGTAGAATGATTACCAAAGTTATAAGATGTCTTGATTGATAAAGTATAAAAAAACCATCCAGCAAAACTTATAACAGACGTCTTAATCATTTTTATAAAATCATTTGTTGTATCACTTGGGGTTTCTTTTGAAGAACTAGATACAGCAGGAGCACTTACATGAAACGTTTCTCCATCTTTAAAAGTCGTTGAGTTTTCTGCTCCATTAATCGTATACGTAACAGAAAGATGTTTTTGTTTTTGTGGGTTTGGATCAGGTAATCCGACTTCTTTAAATCCAACTTTTAAGTTTATAGATCCTTTGTTTATTTTTCTTCTTAAAGCATCTGTAACATCCGTCATATTCCCATCAACACCATATTCTGCTTTTTTAATTTGAAGACCCGACGCATGTCTTTCAGGAGGAGCGTTTATGTTCACTGATCCACCATCTATTTCCTCAATTGTATTTGTAGTTCCACCATTAATGCTATACGAAATCTTTAAAGTTTTTATTTGACCAGGAGCAGGATCTTCTACATTCAAAGAATGAGTTGATACACTCAAATTCAATATTCCATCTCTTACCAATTCTGATACTTCTTTTGTAACATCTTTTGATGCCGAACCACTTCCATATGTAGCATTCAAAATAGTAAGTCCACTCATTCTCCTTATTATGATGAAAACACTACATTTGCTACGCCTCCAATAACTCGTAAAAAGTTGTATGATTCGACATAAGCAGTTACTGAAAATGTATATTGATATATGCTTCCAGGAGATTTGCGAATAATGGTTACAACTTCATTTGGAGGATAGTCTGCCGAATTTACAAGTGTAGGTCTCGGATCATTTGCTGTGGATTTTAATATACATAACTGTGTCTGACCAGCCATATTTGTAGGACTTAACGGCGGTTCTACATAAACATTACTTAAAATTGTTTTATTAAATTGTGATCCGTTTAAACATCCAGATGGTTGACCTTTATCATGATCTAAAGCAAAAGAGTACGCGTATACACCAGGTAATTCTGTGGTTGATGTACCAGTATGATGACGATAATGTTGGATACCATTAAAAAATCCTACCAATTTTTCCGAGAATCTGTCTTTTCCATCTAAAACAATATTTGAACTGATAAGAATATCCTTAGGAGAAACTCCACTAGGTAATTGGTCTCCGGACGAATATATGGGAGGTGGTAAATTTGTCTGTAATGGAGGTTTTTGAGGATTTTCCCAATTTGTATAGTTATCCCAATCGTTTTGAAGAATACGATCACTTCTTTGTGAAACCCATACAACTCGTGTACATAAATTGGTCATTCCCAATTCAATATCTTCTCCTACACCATATTGATTATCCATAGTCACCGAATCAATATCTGTGATAATGAAAGAATGCTCATTTTTTGCTATATGAGCCATCTCAGAGTCCGAAACAAATATATAATTTGCTTCAATAAAAGGTTCTAAATTCCATGTTTTTAATTGGGGATTCGCAGGTTGTTGTTGTAAATTTGGAGGAGATAGAAATGTAGACATTGGTAAAGTATTTGGAGGAGCAATTCTTGTATACGTAGATTTTGTAGTGTCTCGTATAGTAAATAATTGATACATATTTTTTAATTCAACTATAAATGAAACTTCGGAATGTTGAAGAGCAATAAGTGGTAAAGCATTACCAATCATTTCACAAAACCAAAAATGTAAAGGAATAGAAAGAACTCTTCCGGAAATAGAAGGAGCGGGAGTTTTTGTATTATATATTGCGGTTGGGTATTGATTTAATCTATCGTAAGCATTCGCAGGATCATATAAATCCACTGTATTTCCGACCATGGTATTCAACACATCCTTTTTGTTTTTATCAAATTTTAAAGCAGCGTATAATTTCATCCATTCACCTGTATGTCTAACTATTTCCGATCCATTAATTGTTACTGCTACATAATTAATCATATTATACCCCAAATTTTTAACCCATTGAAAGTCATATCCTCTACTTGTAGATGTATTGATAGGCGAATAAATATCAGGAATTGTAACACTTAAATAACAATCATGTAAAAGTTGTGCATTACGATCAACCTTTGTTTTTAAAGTTATATTTCCTGAAGAAGGAAGACTTAATTCACTATAATTAAAATATAGTTGGAAATGTTCCATTGCAAAATCTGTGTGACGTTTATACATTGACCTAAAATAAGTAAAGGAAGGGTTTCCTGTAATAAGAACATCTTGTGCTCCTTTACCAACTAATTGCATTAATCCTCCAGGCATCCTATTATATGTTTCATAGTTTTGATTGTTTAGACTTTACTACACAAAGAACATATTCCTTGTTTTGTATACGATGAAGTAGCGCAAACACATAATCTATTAATTGTAACAGTTACCGCATTATTATCACGATTACTTTGTATTGGATAATCAGATGAATTAAATGCTTTATAATCTATCCAATTCGAGGCAGGTCTTCGAATACGAGATGTTCCAAATCCAGGATATGCTAAACTATTCGTGTTTACAAGAGCAGTAGATTTAGGTTGAGGATTTGTTATATCTTTATTAGTTGAAATTACAGTTTCTATTCCTCTTGTACCACCAATTCTTTTAAGACGAGTCCAATCACTCGCATCTAATTTTACAGTTCCACGTTGAATGTTAGAAGCCATATTATGAAATTACTGAGGTAAAAAATTCAATCTTTGTTTGAGATATCCTATTACCAATTCTTAAAAGTTTCTTTGTTTCAATAAAACAAGGATAATCAAATACTTCATTCGTATCTGGATCTATAACAAATAATAACTCTTTTACTTTAATTATTTGAAGTCTTCGATTTTTTCGTTGAATGTTTCGTATATAAGATTTATCTAATTCATCTATTTTATAACTTGGTTTAAAAGCTAAATCATCTCCTTTTGTTTTTGTATCAAATCTCATACATTGAATTACTGGTCGTTCTTTTGAATGTAGTTTGCGATGAATTTCACAATCTACTGCTGATTGTTTTAAAAGATGACTTATATTTTTAATAATACGTCCTTTTTCATAGGAAACTTCATATAAATATTCATCGGATGTCATAAATGTTTCACGAGGTTCATTTCCTTCATACCTTTTTAAAGTCATATCATTTCGACGAATTGGAACAATATTAAATCCTTCGGATGTTACAGATTGTTCTGGGCTAAATACAGTCATATAAAGTTTTACTACAACTGTTCTTTCATCTAATGGAAGTTTTCGATGCGAACATATACGTATAGCTCTTCCAATAACTTGTTCGATAATCGCAGGATTCCAATAAGGTTCCATAATATGAACTCGACGCACATCTGCTAATGTAATACCTTCTGCCGCAGCTTTTGAACCCAAAAATACACAGAGACGATGATCCTTTATAGAATCTTTTAGTGATTGAGGGAAAGTGTCTGAATAATCCTGATTAAATATCTGACGTGAAAGTTCACGTTCTTCTCCACCTCCTCCTGTAAATAATGCATAAGCAGGAACATCCTTTTTCATTTCAGATGATTCTTCCCATAATCCTGCTTGATTTTTTTGTAATTTATAGGGTTGAAATCCATTATGATCTAAAATAGCAGTAAATACTCCAAGACCTTCTAAGGAAAGAAACTGTGAATATACAAATTGATTGTTAAATTTACCAGGATCTCCTAAATTTGCTTTTAAGTCTTTTAACATAGCCAACATTTTCGGTGAATATTTTTCAAGACCTTTATCCGATAAAAATCTTTCTGGATCCGCTTTTAATTTTTCAATTACATCAGATTTATCTGCTAATTCAGGTTTATCATTCAATTCATCTTCGGATGTTCCTTCGGGAATAACAAATCGAAGTTCTTGTGGAATCGCATAATTACACGCTAATCTTGACGTCATTCGAAAAGATCCAAAATCTTCATTTAAAGATGGATTACGTGATTTTCTTGATTCACGTTGAACTTCAATCCATCTTGTTTCAAGATACCGTTGAAATTGTTCTTCCGACATAGGAATTTTTACAAGTGTTGATTCTTCTTCAAGACGTTTAGGTAATAATCTTTCATCTGCACCTTTAAAATATGAAACTAAACCTTGAATTCTTCGACTAAACAATAAAGAATTTTTCATAGATAATCCATCAATAAACATTTTCGCAAATTCTTCAAATTCGGTTGGAAGACATTGAAGATCTTCTACTATATATTTTTCGGGTTCAGATATCTCAATTCCTGGCAATTCTTTTTCAAAATCAGATTTCCATTCTTTCGCCCATTCTTTAATATTAGGATTTTGTTTGAAATCTTTATTGTATTTTACAGATGTTCGTTCTCCTTTTTCATTATATTGTGTCTCAAAAAATGGAGGATTTCTTGTTAGCATAATCGTTCGTTTCACGGAATTGTATTCAATTGTATCTACGTCTTTCATTTTCTTAAAATAGGAAGTCATATTTGCTTCATCCCAAGCCATTGCCGATTTTGTTGGAAGAGTTATACGTTCAACAGGTCCACGTAAAAGATTCATCAAAAAAGCAATTTCTTGTGGTCTATTTATTACAGGTGTTCCTGATAAACAAACAACCTTACAATTTTTTGCAGCATAAATACGATCATATAATTTCTTTCGAATTGTGTCTTTTAAAGCATAGCTTATTAAATTATGCGCTTCATCAATAATTACAACTGTATCATCAAATTGAGTAGATTGTTCAGGAGGTAAAATTGTATCTATATTTGAAGATGAAATACCATTATAATTTATAAACGTAAATCTCTGATTCAGTATATCATCAATTTGTTCACGAATACCTTTTTGAATATCTAAGGATAAAGTTTTAAAATTGGGTTCTTTTCCAACTGTTGTTATGAAAAATCTTCCATGTGTATCCAAAAACTTTTCGGAAATACCAAATCCTTTTGCTTGTTCACGATCTTCTTTTGATGAAATGGTTTTAGGTTCCCAATATTGTTCAAATGCATAAATTGGGTCTCCACATTTACGAATCTCACCCTTATAGTTATCTGCTAGAGAAGCTGGTAACATAATATAACATTTTTTAGTCGTTAGTAATGATTCGGCTACTGCAATAGAAGAACATGTTTTACCAGATCCAAGACCGTGATATAAAAGAAGTCCACGATAAGGAGTTTCCATTAAAAGATATTCTCTTACGATTTTTTGGTAAGAAAATAGTTCTCGTGAGTTTTTTGCGTCTCCACGTTGTAGGCATAAATCCTCCCCCGCGTCCTCTGATAATGGGTCAATGTCGGTCTTACGATATTTTAGAAAAATACGAGTTATAGAGTCCGAGAATGCTTTTCGATTTGGTAGGACAAACATTCTACTTATTTTTGACACGGAAATCATAATGGAAGAGATACTCCGCAAAAATCCCAAATTATGGATGGTCGCAATCTACCTCTTTTTAGTAGCAGGATTTTTATACTTAAAACCAAGTGTTGCATTTGGAGAACAAGGTCGAATTAGACCATTTGGAGTCGGTAAACGTGAATGTACCATATTCCCTGTTTGGTGGTGGATGTTTATGTTTGCTGTTGTATCCTATATGGGAGTTATATGGTTAATAAAATACAGATTATGATTTCTTTTCCGCATTCTCTTCCTTTTCACGTTCCTTCTCAGCTATTTTTTCAAGTAAATTCTTTTTAAATCTTGTCATTTCATTTACATCAGGATTACATACATTCTTTATAGTTTTGTGCATGTTATTAACAATAGATATCCAACATGCTAACATAACCAAATAACCAACACCAAGAACAGGTGAATAAGATTCGGGTATTCCAAAAGATTGGAGTGTATTTGAAAACGGTTTACGTATCATTAAAAAAATTACAGCCAAAGCGTATACAATTGTTGGTATCACTCCAAATATTGCCCCTTGTAAAAAACTTTCACCTACACCTATTTTTGAACAATGTAATTGACTGGATAACAAAGACACAATTGTTCCAGAAATTAAAAGAGTTCCGTATACACAAGCCAATGAAAGTGCTACTAGTTTATAATCCATTTACTTGAAAGCAAGAGAAACTCCACGTTCTAATTCCGTAATCATTTTTTTCCTTTCTGTATAATGTGGGCGAGTTATATTCTTGCTTTCTGTCAAAGTCTTCCATCCTATTCTGGAAATCTCACGTCTTTGGACTGGTGTCAACTTTTGTCTTAAATTAAATAACGATGAGTCTTTTAAGAGAGCCACGAAATATTTATGTTTGTACGTGATGTTATTTGTCCCTGTGAAAGTTTCACTAAAATGTACATCAAGAATCACATAAGAATCCTTTGGAATATTCGTTTCTTCAAAGAATTCTCGTTCTGCGCATTCTACATCTGTCTCTCCTCTCATTCGTCTACCTTTCGGAAATCCCCATTCTGGTTCATTAAATTGTGATCTAACAGAATCTACTATTTTTTTACGATCAATACTATTGAATTTGTCTCTTGCTGTAATATATTCTACGGAATCCTTATCATTATTTTCTCCCCAAAGTTTTTTCCATAATTTCTCAAAATCATCTTCTACAATATGTCTCTGTTCATCAACCGTCATATTTAAAATCTGTCTTTTCACATATTCTGTATCTCGTGAATCATATTTTCCTCTTACGAATTCCATAAAAGACATACTATCTTTTCTTCGTACCATAAGTACACTTATCGTACAAGCTTCAACAGGTAATTTTAAAGGTTCGTATAATCCTCTCAATAAGATTATTCCACACGATATTACAGGATCTGAACACGATTTAAATACATGTCCCTTTTCACCACAGTTATTACAATACATTGTTTTCTCCATAATTTAACTGTTATATTGTCCGTTTTTAACTTCGCTATATTTAACAAATGGGTTCATTGTTTTCAAAACCACCTCCACCAACTCCAGCATTTAAATTAGATACTTCAACAGCTAAATATGATGCTGCTGAAGTTCAAAGACAATTAACCGAAGCACAACAAAAGGCTTCATCAGCAGTTGCAAGTGCTGTAACTTCAACAAAAGCTGCTCTTTCTTCTTTTTATACTCCTATTATATGGTTACTTGGATTAGCTGTTCTTGTAGTTGTAGGTATAGTCATTTACGATTTTACGGCTCCTGATGATTGGCCCAATATTTTCTTTTCGAAACGAAGAAATGAAATACAATTAGCTCGTAATCAAGCAGCTCAAACAGCCACTCCTCCAACTATATACCAAACATTAGTTGGTCCAGCTAGTGGAAATTTATCTGGTGATCATGATGCTACTACACCTGCCACAATTCCAGGAAGTAGTGCTCCTTTATCAGGTCCTCCTATACAAAAAGAAGGATTTGAACCAAATACTGCTATGGTAATTCGTGATTCTGAATTAAAAGGTGGCGCGTATGGAATGCAATGGTGGATGTTCGTAAAAGATTGGAATTATGGATTTGGTAAAGAAAAAATAGTTTTACAAAGACCAGACGCTACAAATCCTTCTATTTTAAATCCTAAAATTACATTACATCCAACAGAGAATTCGTTAGTAGTAAGTGTTTCTGTATTTCCCAATGCACAAGGTGGATCATCCAAAGCCCAACCTGCTCCTGCTGGACATTCAGGTTCTTCGGATGATGTATTTGTTTGTACGGTTCCTAATATCCCTCTTCAAACTTGGTTTTCTGTAAGTGTTACATGTTTTGGACGTAATTTAGATGTGTATATTGATGGAAAATTAGTTAAGTCTTGCTTTTTATCAGGAGTTCCTAAACCTTGTTTGGGTGATATTCAATTAACTCCACAAGGTGGATTTTCTGGATATATTTGCGATTTTAAACATTTTTCAAAAATGTTAGTTCCAGAAGATGTTAATGCTTTTTGGTCTGCTGGAACAAGTTGTAGAAATAAAACTATGGCTTCAACAACTCAACAAGCAACAGGATACTCTGTTAAATTTGGAATACATGATGTAACAGGAAAGAAAGTTAAGGAATGGAGTTTTTAAGTAAAACGGAATTGATTTTAAATAAATAATTTTTGTTTAAGAATGTCTGCGGCAATCAAATCTTATTTACAAGAAAATCAAATTTCAAATACGAATGTTTACAGCATTCCAATGGATAAATACAAAACTTTAGATGTTAAACAATGGAAATTTAATCGTCCTCCTGATATAACTCGTATTCCTGAAATTCGTGAATGGATGGTCCAATTTCATAGAATGGATGGAGTTCTGAATTTAGCGTATATTTCAGGAGTAGGATTAGTTTGTTTTGAAGGAAATCATAGAAGATTAGCTCTTGAAGGATTAGATATTCCTGTTTTAGTTGATATTGTATGGGATGCTACAGATGAATCTGTAACACATGAATTTCGTAGATTAAATAAATCTGTATGTGTTCCTGATTTATATGTTATTGAGAACGAATCTACTTTACGAGGAGATATTGAAAAAGCAGTAACTGAATTTAGAAAGAAATATTCGTCTCTTGAATCAAATTCAGGAAGACCACAAAGACCAAATTTTAATAGAGATAAACTTACAGATGAAATTTATCGTATTCATACTGAATTAAGTATTCCAATACCTGAATTAATGACTAGATTAGATTTGTTAAATGAAAAGTATAAAACAAAAGATAGGAATAAATTATCTGAAAAAACAATTCAAAAATGTGAGAGTTCTGGATTATGGTTATTTGCTTGGAGTGGTGTTATATCTACAAAGGAACTTTAAGAAATTCAGGCCATTCACGTTTTGTATACTTAACAATTCCTCTTTGTTTTAGTTTTGATTCAGTATAGAATATACGATACGCTTCTATAGAATCTTCTTTTTTGTATTCATCTGGCATTGCTTGTGCTGGTATAGTCATATTCATTCTATCAAATTTTGGACAGTTTTTTATTAACCATTCTATATGTGCTTGTGTCTTATGTGTTTTTCCATATCTATGTGTATATTCATGACATAACCATACTCCTAACGAACACAACCATAAGTAATTTCCTAAAGATGTGCGAGTCCATATAGAACAAGGATGGTTTTTATGAGCTAATTTGTAAGCGTTTAAAGGTAATTTTTCAGGATTTAATATCCAATGTGCCGAATATAACATTTGCGCAGTTTCTATAATCATTTTTACAACATGTTTATCACAATGATATTCTGCTGCTATACGAGGACTCCAATGTAGAAAGAATATATTCATTCTAGAGATTTGGAAATTAATACAAAATAAATCC